CACCCATCATCGCAGCTTCTCTACCACCACCAAAAGCTCCAGCTCTAACTGCTTGATTTCTTAATGCACCTAAACCTTTTTGTTGTTCTCTCTCCATTGCTGCAAGAGATGTATCAATTACTTGTTGTTGGTAAGGTGAAGTATAAGAAGCAATAGAACCAGCACCTGTTCCGGCACCTGTTCCAGTAAGTTGACCTAAACCTGCCGCTGCTGTTTGTGCACCTGTTTCTAAACCTGTTTGACCTGCTACAAAATTTCTACCAGTATATGTAGATGTTGGAATTGATCCACCTAATAAACCTATACCTTTATTAGTTATGGCTGTTCCGGCTGCTTCTACAAATGGTTCACGATACTGCCTTGTTATTGTTTCTGGCATTATGCTTGTCCTTCCAATCTTTTCATTTGATCATACATAAGGTCTGCACCTTTTTGTACACTTCCACCACCAGCTGCTCTTACTGCATCTGCTGTCATTACAAATTCGTTTTTAGATAATCTTGCAGGCACATCATCTGCTCTTTCTTTTGAACCCATAGGTACAAATCCACCACCTCTTAAATCCATTTCATTGCCACCAAGGTTCATTAAACCACCTTCAGCTGCCATAGTTCTTTGAGATCCTTCCATCATAGAAACATCACCACTAAATTCATATTTTTGTTTATAAAAATCTTTTAATTCTTCAAGTGAATTAGCTGGTCTACCAAATGTAATTTCAAATTCTTCTGCTAAATCTTGAATAGGTACATCCATATCCATAGAAGCCATAATGCCACCATCATTTTTTCCAACTCTACCGCCTTTTTTATAACCTCCAAAATCTCCAGGATCATATCCCATTTTGTCATAAAATTTATCACTATCAAAAGCTATGTCTGCAATTTCTTCATCAGTCAATTCATCACCAAACTCAAACAGTAAAGCATCCATTCTATCTTGGTACCATTGCGGTCCTGCTGTTTGTCCTTTAATGTCTTCCATTTTATTTCCACCAACATTAATATTTAATTCTATTGGTCCACCTTTTTTAACACCCATTCTTGCTGCACCAAATTCCATTTCAAAATAATCTCTAGGTGACATAGGTGTTTGGCCTTGTTCTTCAGCAGTGTATTTGTAATTTCTATATTCATCAATTAAACCAGGTTTTAAAGCAGTTTGACCAGCAAAATCTTTTAGCTCTTCATACTCATCTTCTGATAATTCATCTAAAGGTCTTCTAAATAACATTAAAGATAATTCATTTAATGAATCCATAACCTCTGGGTTAGAAGCCATCATGTCAGAAGTATCTTCTTCTGTAGTTGTTTGTATTTCTTCAAACATACCTGGTACATCTGGACCATAACCATCATCATAACCTTCTTCTATTACTTCACCACCTTGAGCTAATGTAAGTTCTCTAATTGGTAAAAGTTCATACTCATCTTCTAGTTCTTTTAATTTATCATAACCTTTAGTAGCATAAGCAAATGAATCCATAAAATCACCATCTTCAAAACCACCATCTTCATAACCAATTCTACCGCCATTTTTTCTACCAATAGCTTGACCATAATCTCCTACATCGTCATCAGGACCTATACTACCAATATCACCATATTGTGTATCACCCATCATAATTCTTCTTGTATTATCTTTAACACTTTCAGGAGTAATCATATCCATAGATTTATCTAAACCTAAGATACCTAAATTTTCAGTCTCCATTACATTTTCAGCTTGAAGCATTGCAATCATTTCTTCTATAGTTTCTTCACCTGTTGCAAGACCAGGAAATTTTTCTATAAATTTTTGAAATATTTCGCTGTAAGCTTGTTCAGCCATTTGACTTCCTCGAATTTGACTTTCTCTTTCAGGAGATAACTGACTAGGTGTTGGTGAAACCATGTCACCTTGAGCATAACCAACTCTACCGCCGGTTCTATATCCGTAACTATCTAACATTGCATCAACTTCATCCATGTTCCACGTTCCGGCGTCTTCGTAAATTTTTCTAATAGCTGCTCTTCTTGCTTTTTTATCACCTATTCCTTGTTGACGCATTCTTTCATTATATTCATCTAATTTATCACTTGCTTGTGCAGCCGTATCAAGAACTGTTTGACCACCAATAACTGTAGCTGTATCTTTAAAACCCGATGGATCAGAATATCTTTGTACCATTTTTCTAATAGAATCACCCGGCACACCTTTATCATTTGCTTTTCCAGCTTGTGTTAAAAATTTTCCTAATCCTTTACTTGAATCTAATTTACCAATACCTGAATCTACTATATTTGGAGCTGCTGCAAAAGTACCTGTTCTTAAAATATCTTTTAAATCTGCTTCATCATCAGTAAGACCTCTAGTTAAAGCTGCGTTTACAAATTTACCATAACCTCCTGCTAATCCACCTATCCCTGGTATCATTGCTGCTGCGTAAGGTAAGAAAGGTCGTACCTCTTTAGGTATTAACTTTTTAATTTTACGTCTAAATCCTGAAAAAAATCCCATATTTTATATCTCTATTATATTGTTGAAAAGCAAGATAGCAACTCTTGTATATATGCTGGTGTTGGCTATTTTACTTGTTTTTATGTTCATAGTCAATCTAGAATATATTAGTTGTAGCACCCAAAGGTATGCTTTCTACAGTAATTTTTACGTCTCTTCTTATGTGTTCTGATTTAGTATTACTATTTGGATCTTTTACATCTGCTTGTGCTTCTTCATCAGAATTGTACTCTTTACCTGTTTCCGTGTTAGTTAATGTTACTTCACATTCAGGTGTAATAATAGGTATTTTTTTACCATCTATTATTTCATATCTGACTGAAGCTTCTGTTTCTATAAATGACATTATACGTCCTCCCTGTTAATTTCTAATATAGATGATATTACAAAAAGTTCATTAGCATCTCCTGCTTGAACTTTCAAGACTTCACTTTCCTGCATAATTAAAGGTTCATCTAGTATTTGAATAGTAGCTAAAGCAGCTATAGTTTTTGTTTTAGCAATATTAAATACTGCTCCTGATGAATCTACTAAATTTATAGTAATATTAGTTCCACTGTTAGCATCTTCTGTAACTAAAATAGATTTTACAATTGCTCTAGAGTTAGAAGGTACTGTATATAAAACAGTTAAATCAGTTGTAGTTAAATCTACTTTTGCATTTTTATAAATATTTGCCATTAACCTAATCCTAACCAAGTAAATCGTTCTTGATCTTCTTTTAATTGTGTTAAAAAAGTTGAATTTAATTGTTCTACAATAGTAGATAAAGCTCTGTTAATTTGTCTTTGATTATCTTCACTATATTCTCTTTTAGGTTCTGGTAATCTTACTACTACTTTTGTCATTATCTTCTTCCATCTGGTTGCAAGTCAGCTTGGAACGTACCAAATCTCCATGATTCACCTGCATTTGTATTTTCTATTTTAAGAGAAGCATATCTTCCTCTTGCTCTCGTATCTACTTTAGTTGTAGTTGAGTCAATTGTAAAGGGACTTAATGCAGTAGTAGTATTAGGGTCTGCTGGATAATCTGCTACTGAAATACTTATTTCTGCATTTCCTGTTAAAACTTTAAAGTTAGGTAAAAATCTTCTCATAGCTAAAAAATACTCTCCTATACCTTGATCGGTTTGTAAAGCAAAATCATAAGACTCAATAAAAGAAGTTAAAATAGTTGTAGTACCATTGGGATTTATTTGATCTGTTCCTACTTCATGTTCAAAAAATACACTTTGACCTAATCCTGATTCACCAATAACATTTGGAAAAGTACCAGTGTTAGAACTATTAAAAGCTGTTGCATAAGGTTTTGGATAAATTAAAGAATCAATCCAAGCAGTTCTTACAGAATTTTCATTTACTCCTGTATACCAATTACCCATTGGAGTAGGTTGATTTGTTTGACCATAATTATAAACTACATATCTGTTATTAAAATCTGCTCCTTCAGTTGGATACCACCAAGTTACTTCTGTAAATAGATTATTAATACCTGCACTAATTTGTTGACCTTTAGTAGTTGCACAATCATCATAAACATAATCTTCAACTGAACAAGGTAGTGAATTAACAGTACCATCAAATGCAAAAAAACCATTATTAGACATCCAATAAGCAACACCATCAATTTCAATAGCAGCATTTTGTCCAATCAATCCACAGTTTGTACCAACTTGTTCAAATCCAAATGTAAATGGAGCTCCAACAAATTTCATAGTATATAAAGAATTATCGGTCCACACCAAAATATTTTCTTTTGCAGTCAACGCTCCCATAATTTTAGTACCATCTTGAAGTCTTTGAGAGCCTGCACTGTTAACAGCTAAGATATCATACTCATTAATTTCTTCTTGATTAGAAAACCTAATAAACATATCATCTTGTGTACTTGGGTCTCCAATAGTTGTTTCTGTACCAAAATGAATTAAGTGTCTAGTTGTTGGAGAAATTAAAGTTGTTCTTGTAGCAGTTGGGTTTCCAACTCCTGTTCCAATCGCTGTTTGAAAATCAGTAGTTAATGTAGAAGCACGTGTTGTAGCTCCTAATGTTGTTGAAAAAGTAGCTGCAGCAGAATTTAAAGTAAAAGTTTTACCATTAAAAATAGTAGCAACTAATACTTGACCAAAATTATTTAAAGACCATAAACCAGGTTCTAAAGTAACGGTTGATGCCTCTACAGCTTCACCCCAACCTGTAAAATCTGTTGCATTGGTAATAGTTGCACCTGTTGAATGAGCTTGACCATTTGATGTACCGGCCGTTGCAGTTCCAAGAGCTCCTCTAGTAATACCTGTTAAAGTGTTTACACCTTTTCCTGTGTAAGTTATTAATTCATTTCCTACAGCTATAGTTCCTGCTGTTGGAAATCCTGTGTTTGATGTAATATTAATAACAGTTCCTGATCCACCTGTACCTGCTGTATCAGCAAGTAATGCTCCATTTAAAGTATTAGTTAATGCACCTGCAACAGTTCCACTCCATTGACCAATACCAAAACCATAACCATAAGATTGAGCTGAAGGTCCTACTCTTTCATAAGGTTGAACAGTCAAAGAACCGCCTGTTGATATTACTGCAGTTGCTTGATTAGAAGAATTAATTGTAAATGTTGTAGGAGTTGGAACTGATAAAACTTGAAATAATTGATCTTCAAATTGTGTAGCATTTAATCCAGTACCACTAGGTAGTGTTACTGCATCTAAAACAACCATGTCTCCTTCTATTAAATTGTGATCAGATGTAGTTGTAATAGTGCATTGTTTGTTAGAAGTACTATTGGTTGCTAATGTAGATGAAGTAAAGGTTGTTTGAACTCCTGCGTTATTACTACGAAAAGGAGTTATATCAAAAAGTTGTCCTTCAAAATATATAAGTAAAAATTTATCAGTTCCTATTGCTGTGTATCTATTACCTTCTAAGTCTACAAACGAATGAAGTTTTCTAGTAACACCTACAATGCTTTCATTAAGTAAAGATTGCCATCCTCCTACTTTTTCTGGAAGACCATATCTAAATCTAACATTATCTGATTCTACCCAACGACCAACAGCACCAACACTAGTGTCTTGTTTGTCAATCCCTGGAGCGAATTTAACTTGTTGAAGAGCCATCTATTAGCTCCTTACGCTGTATTTGTTTTGTATGCCCAGCCTCTTGTAGAATCTATATATACTAAAGTTACTGCTTGACCATTAGTTGATAATGATAAATTATTTGTACCAGAATTAATTGGTTGACCATTTCTTTCAACAGTAACTGCATTAGATCCAAAAGTTCCTCTTGCATCAATTATTACTACTTCATTTCCAACTGAAGGAGAAATAGGTAAAGTAATTGTTACTCCTGTTTGAGTTGTGTTTATTAAAAGTTGATCACCTGCAACTGCTGTATATGCAGTAATAGAAGATGATGTAATTGTAAAATATGATTGTTCTGTTATTGCTTTAGAAGTATCAGTTCCATCAGATTTAAGAAGCATAATAGCTCCTACAGGTACTGCAACAGGAGTTGATGATCCTGCTGTTTTAACACTTAAAGTATATTTATTAGCAGTAGTTCTGTCTGTTGCGTCTTCTATAATAAAAACTCTTTCAGAACCACTAGGCATAATTAAAGTTTGATTACGAGCTAGTGTACCTGTTAATTTAAAATATAAATTTTTACCATCAGATACAGCGCCATCTGTTAAAGCTACAGTAATATCTGAACTACCTGTCATTGCTAAAGATAAATAACCAGAAGCTGCTTGTTGTAAAATTTGTAAATTAGTATTAGTTATTGTTCCCCACAAACCAGCTTTTTCACCAGTTGTAATTAGTTCTAATTTTAAATCGTTTGAAAAAGTTGATGCCATAATTTATTTAATAAGGGTCTATATTTGTCCAAGTCATGTTTACTCCCGGTACAATATCATTCCAAGTTATAATACCAGGTTTTCCTGTGTTTGCCGTTAATTGTGATCCTGTAGGATTCACAACTGCTGTTCCTGTTACTGTAACACTTCCTGTTGATAAGGTCAATGCATTTCCAGTAACCGCTGCTGTTACATCTATTATTACTGTAGGACTTCCTATTCCAAGAGTTACTTGAGACTTTGTTGGGTTTACTACTGCTGTTCCTGTAACAGTTACTGTGCCTGTTCCAAGAGTTACTCTAGAACCAGTAGGATTAGCATCTGCATTAGTAGTTGCTATTGCAGTACCAACTCCAATACTTAATGCATTACCTGTTACATTTATAAGGACGTTAGGATTAAAGAACGATGTCGATATTGGAGCACCGGATAAGGAAGTTAGTCCGAGCATGGTCTATGCTCCCGTTAATGCTTTTATCTCGGCGTCGGTTAATCCCAAGTCTTTTAGTTTTTGTTTGCCAGAGGCTTTTTTATTTATAGCATTTGTCTTTGCTGTATCAAAATTAGATTGCATAGTTGCTAAACCATCAATACATTCTTGTTCAGTAGGTTTTGTTTTACTGTCATCATGTATAATTAAATTTGCATAAACTTTATTTTTACTATCACTCCAACCGAACCATTGTCCAGTATGTAGTTGAACTAAATAATCTTCTATGTGATTTGGTCTACCAGTTTCCATATTCATTCTATGTATCTCCTAATCTTATAAATTCTGCAAATGTTTGATTTTTATCACTTTGTCCAAAAGTAGATGTATTAGCATTAATCACATCAACTGAAAATTTCACTCTAAAATTACTTGCATTTGTAACATCTACAAAGGTACTTGTTGTTCCTTGATTGTGTGTATAATTTGAGCTTATAGTAGTTACAAAATTATGAGTTTGTGCAACATCATCATAATTACTACCACTATCTGATGAAACTCTTATTTTTGCACTTGGTCCTCTATCGTCTCCACTAGAATTTGCTGAATAAATAGCAAAAGTAAAAGCTACTCTGTAAATACCAGTTAATGGAAAAGTAAAAATTCCAGAAGATTGAGACATTCCACTTCCAATATACCCAAATGTTGCATCATCTGTTCTTTCCCAATTTGATGCTATTGGGTCAGCATCTCCTGTAAAAGATGATGTTAATCTCCAGTTATCTGCAACTGTAATTCCACCACCTTTAATTAATGAGTAATCAATTCTTTTTAATGTACCAGCATCTGATACTAAAAATTCGTCTGTGTCTGCTGGTTCACTTGTTAGAGCTGTAGTACCAGAAATAATATCGTTATTAAGTTTATCTGATGTCACTGCATCATCAGTTACTCCAGGTGTTATAATTCTAGTTATCGCCATAATTTATCCTATTCTATAATTTTTGTTGCTGACAAATATGTTTGTCTATGATCAGATTCTGCAACTAAAGAACCAGCATCATAAGTAGCAACATACACATACATTTCTATATAATCATTTACTGCAAGTGATGCTATAAATGAATGACCTAAATTATATTCTCTTGATTGACTTGATGAGTAACCTTTATCATAATGTGTAAATTTTTGAAAAAGACTACCATTTTTATAAATATACATATCACCTCTTTCTAATCTATTATCTGAATCATATAAGGTAATTCCTGGCATGACTATATATTTTCCAGCAGTTGCAACTGTCCATTTATTGTTTGTTAAATCAAAAACATTTGATGAACTTTCTAAAACTGTACTATCAAAAGTTATTTTAGTATATGCTCCATGATTACAAGTTTGATCACTGTCCTTTTTAACCATAAAATATGGTGTGTTAGTTCCACCAAAACCTGTAGCTGTTCCAGAGTTAGCGATTGTAACTCCTGAAGGAATTGCTATCGTATCTCCACTTGTACCTAGCGTTAGCGTAGTACCTGTAGATGGATCAACTTGATTTGTTTCTAATTTACTCATTATAAAATTACGAATGTACTCCCTGATGGAATTGTTATTGTGCCTGAAACTGTAACGGGT